TTCCACATATCAAACTGAAGTATTCCTTTGCTTGCGGGCGACCCTTCGAAACTATTGTAGGGACCTTCTATTTTTGCCAATTCTGTACTTTTTTCAAGTGCTGCGTGGTACATTGTTTCAAATATTTTTTGGTTGATAACGACTGCTTCTGTTGAATCAAATGGAACGTTCATCATAGCAAACGCGTCGGCCAGTCCCTGAACACCAATACCAATTGGCCGGTTGCGCATATTACTAGTGCGGGTTTTTGTGGTGGGGTAGAAGTTTATATCAATCACCTTGTTCAGGTTGTTTGTAACTATTTTGGTGATCTTATGGAGATTATCATAATCAAATGTTGGTTTCAATAATTGAGCGACTTTTCTATACCCTCCAACCAATTCTTCTCCGTCGTATAATTGAGGTACGGTTTCAACTCCATGTTGTTTCTTAAATGATTCAAAATCTTCAACATTCACCAATTCTTCTGTATAAGATATATTGTTTTTCATTAGTTCATTTTTCATCATCAAACACCAGTTGCAGTTTTTCTTTGTGTATAATATAATTCCATTTCCGTTTTTAAATGGGTTCTTAGGGGGTATAACAAATTTGCTTAGCGCGATAGAAGCTAAATTACAAACAGCGGTCTCCTTGTCGTCACTGTATTCAATAATCTCACAACACAAATTACTGGATTTAATTGTTCCTAAATTTTTTTGGTTGGATTTTTTATTACAGGCGTCTTTATATAGTAAATAAGGAACGCCTGTCTCCGATTGACTGTCTAATATTTTAAACCACAGGTCTCTAGCATTAAGTGTTTTTACCCCCATGTGTTTAGATTCATACTCTTCGTACAATGTTTCGAATTCTACTCCATATACATCCGCCAATCCACAGCAAGTATCGGGACACATCAGTGTCCATTTCTTATTTTCCTTTACTCTCTTCATAAAAAGATCATTTATCCAGAGAGCATAAAACAAATCCCGTGCTCTAGCTTCTTCATCGCCATGATTTTTTTTCATATCTAGGAATTCCATTATATCGGGATGCCATGGTTCAAGATAAATCGCAAAGCTACCATTTCGACGACCGCCTCCTTGATCAACATAACGCGCGGTATTATTAAATACCCTGAGCATGGGTACAATTCCATTACTAGTTCCATTGGTTCCTCTAATATGACTACCAGCTCCTCTAACATTATGAATATGCATACCGATTCCACCTGCCCATTTACTAATAGCAGCACAGTCGCCTAAAGTATTGTAAATACCATTAATGCTATCTGACTCCATTGCAATTAAATAACAAGAACTTAATTGAGGTCGTGGGGTTCCTGCGTTGAATAGTGTAGGAGTCGCATGAGTAAAGTATTTGCTACTCATCATTTCATATGTTTCTTTTGCCTTTACTAGATCATTACCGTGAATAGCCAAAGCAACCCTCATCCACATATGCTGAGGACGCTCTACAATTTTTTTATTGATTTTAAGAAGATACGCTCGTTCGAGAGTTTTAAATCCGAAATAATCCATCAAATAATCTTTGTCAAAATCAAACCACGATTGTATTGTTTTGTGATGTTGACGCACAATATTATAAAGTTCGTCCGATACAATTGGTGTTTTTATATTATGAATATCTGTATTGTTGTATAGTTGTTCTATAACATGTAAATAATCTTCGTTTACCATTTTATGATGGTTTGAAATGAGAATGCGACTTGCCAATATACCATAATCAGGGTGAGTGGTAGATAATGACGCACACTGTTGTGCCGTTAGTTCGTCTATTTCTTGTGTTGTAATATCATCGTATAATTGATCAATAATTTTTTGACATAGTGATGTATAATTTACTTGCAGAGTGCTTTTATCTTGTCCTAAGTTTTTGATTCTTTTTAAAATTTTATCAAACGAGACAGGCTCGCGAGTTCCATTTCGTTTAATAACAGAATCTTCATATTTCTCAGACATTTGTAAAATAGTATATTATTATTATTTTAAGTGATTATTATTAAAGATTAATTAAATTACTTTTTTATCTAAATGAAAATATATACTAAAGAAATTTATGAAAAAAGTATTTGAATATATATTACTCACTCTGGCAATTTTAGCGGTTCTACTAATAATTATTAATCGCGAAGGGTTTAGTAATCTTTCTAGTTTTCCGTCTACATACAAAAATTTACTGTTAGATAGTTTCAATCCGTCTGAAAAAAAATATAATTTACAAACATATCGCAATCAAGCAAAAAACGTACCGAAATCAGAAATGAGCAGTTACGCTCAAGTTACAAACAATACATCTTTAAATTTAATCCCAACTCATTGTAATGGTACGGAGCCATTTCCAAATATGTGTTCTTCTTTGTACGCGTCTTATGATTAATTGTTATTTAATATATTAATTAATATAAAATATTAAAATTAGAATTGATAGTAAATACAAATGTATAAATCAAACACTGAAATCGAACAAGTTGAAATGGTTACTTTAAACCCAATCTGTAGCGGATTTAAAAAATACCGTATGAGATGGATACACGAACCTTATTTTAATTTTATGAATGAAATATCATGGAGAAGTGTGCCTGCTGCTGAAGTAGCATATGTAAAAAACAAGGATATTAACGATAAAAATATATATAATTTAACTTTGAGAACTAAATGATTATTACAATTTTTCTGTATTGATTTTAATAATTACCTTTTCCTCTTTTTTATGGTTTAAATATGAAAAGTTAAAATTATCACTTGATATATCAAAATCATTTGAAACATCATGTTGAAAATCAATTGATGTACTTGATGAGGGTATTTCTTGATTATTCTTTATTTTTTTAACTCGTTTATTTGGTTTACGATGATCGTATCCTTCTTTTCTTTCTTTTACAATTATGTCCCATGTTTCAATCATTTTTGGTAAAGCCATGTTATACCATTTTTCATTTCGTGTAATTAAAACAATAGAGATGTCTTCCAAATACCAATATATATTTTCTATCCATGTAATATTTTTATTTTTTTCTATTGTTTCGTTGTACCATACATCAAAGTCGTTTTGCGTTAGATTAAGAGGAGCATATTCGTAAACCGGTTCATTGTTGTCGTAAAATCGTATTATTATACCTTTTCGTTTTCCATCTGCTGTTTTGGTAAATGTACCATCGTTGTTAAAATCATCTTCACTTTTATAACTTTTAAATATAGTTTCTAGAAAATCACATTCATTTAAATCACACACTTCCATTTGATGTTGCATTTGTATCCAATAATCTTTCTTGGGCACACCATTCAGTTTTCTACTAACAGGATTTTTAACTTCAACCAATCGACCGTATCGAGGATTGCCTCGTTTGGTGTTGATACCATCTGGCGACGCTTTTAAGAAGTCATAATTGTCATGAGTAATGCACCCGTATTCGCTTACCTTAGTATCATATAATTCTTCATAAATCATTAATGATAAAGGTTCGTATTTGTGCCCATTATGAAATGGTGAATCGATATTAACCGATTTGTATTTACTTATATTAATTGGAACACATTTTCCATATATCAAACTATTTAAACTAGCTTGTGAGTCAAATATTTTCCATAAATTACTAGCAGTCAAACCATTCCATCTAAAATGATACCAATCGTCTGTTCGTTGGTCTGGTTGGTATTTATTTTGAATTTTTGTTAATTGTCGTGTTATGACATTTGCTATCGGCGTGGATAATATAATAGATTCTTCATAAGAACGAGGACAGCTGTTTTTGATAAAATATACGTAAACACATTCATCAATTGTCTCGTCCAATGTTAAATCTAAGTAGTTTATTTGATCTTTATATATTTCTGCTATTTGAGAATATACGCCTTCTTTAACACTGTCTTCGAAATCTTTATTTTTATATTCTAAAATATGAGCATTAACGTAATCGTCGATGAATATATCTATTGTTTCCAGAAAATCTTCATGATAATGAGTATTTGTAAAATCGTCCTCTATCACTAGTGTGTCGTACAAATCCTTTAATTCCGGTAAATCCATTAAATGAGGATGTTGTATCATTGTATTGCTTTATATTATTACAATATTTACTTTATATCAATTTAATTAAATATTCTTAATTATTGCTTGTTTTGATCATATGCTTTTTATTTGGAGCCCTTCGTTTTTTGCTTTTTGTCTTCCCTTTTAAGTTTTGCCTTTTTCTTATGTTTTGACTTGCGTGGTGCTAATGATTTCAAAGTAGAAACCTTTTTATCTAAATTTTTAAGAGTGTATTTATTTGTCGTTTTATTTAGGATAAGAGTAGGAATATTAATGATTGTCTGAGTTTCTATGTCGTATATTACATCCTTCACACGTTGTAGTTTCTTTCTATCTAACGATTTTAATAAAAATACTTTTAGGGATTGTTTATCGTCTTCTTTTAATTGATTTTTAGATGAATATTCTTCACAATAATCTAGTATTCTGTTTTTCTTTGACAATTTACTTAATTTACTCCAGTGTTGTTTTTTATTCAAAATTTTTTCTTTTTCTAAAAACGCCTCGATGTTGGTTATTTCTGGTACTTTTGTAGGTTGAATATTATTCATCAACATAGTTTTGTATTTAATATTTTTAAGTTCTAGGCATTCATCGTTGTTCTTCATATAAATTAATATATCAAGAAGAGTTTATACTGTTTTAATTTATAATTTAATGTTAAACTAATAATTAGTAGTTATTTGTTTAAGTTGTTGTTTTAATATATATTATTTTTTATATGAAAAAGATAGTTATTACAGGTAAGTCCAATATAGAGGCAGTGAGAGGTGTTAAAAACAAGGAGAGGTCTACTATGAAGGATGTATCTGGAAATATGGTGTTTGATATCAAAGAGCAAATAGAATGTATAAAGAAATTATACGGTGAATGTAATTTTCAATACAAGAGACTGTATATTAGTGAATTGAAAAAGAAATTATCAGGATACAGGCAACAAGATATAAAAAAGAAACGATTGGATAATGAATTATTTATTGCGTATGATGATTTAATAGAGAAAATGATTGTTTCCAAACATCGGTGTTTTTATTGTAGAAAACTATGTAAAGTGTTGTTTAAAGATTTACGAGACCCCGACCAATGGACTTTAGAACGAAAAGATAATAGTATAGGACATATTACAGATAATGTAGAAATATGTTGCTATAAATGCAATATTAAACGAGGAACCAAAAATTCCGATGCGTTCAAGTTCGCCAAACAAATGAGAATAATTAAAAAAGAATAAAAAAAGGAAGAGTAAAAAAGCACGCAAGTAACTTTAGTAAATATATTATAACATTAATAAATAATAATAATGTTATACAGAAAATATACCAAACCAGGTGAATCATTACAGAAATCGAAAAGAAAAACTAAACCTATTAATGAAAAGGGAGAGAAATTAAACGAAATAGATAAATTGTTAGACAACAAGGTTGTTTCGCCTAATAATACTGTTTATACTATGGATCGACAATTTATGAAATATCAAGAAAACAATAGAGGCAGTAGTAAAAAAGAAGCAATTATGAATAAAATGAACGAGCGAGATATGGTGGTCCAGTGTGGTGGGAATCCTTTTCTCTCCCAAAACAATTATATAAATGATCTAATGAATCAAGAAAAATATATAAGACAAAATAATAATTTAAATACGACACTTCAATAATACGTATATGACCGGTTATATTACTCAAAATTCTCTTTTGTTAAATAATTTATTAAGTTTTTATAACCAAAACAATAATTTAGAAAAGGTACTTCCTATTATTAATGGTGAATCCAAAACCTCATTACGATTGATAGATTGGTTTGCAACCAATTATAGTAAAAAGTTTTTCACTGTATATAAGTTTAAACACTTTGATGGTATTGAACGCCGTTTTAAAGTATATTTGGAATACAAGTTGAAGCTGAGGGCATATTCTAAGAAGCGATTTGATCCATTTTGTAGATGGGACAGAATTACAATCCCTTACAAAGACAATGCCCATATTCAAACTACAATAGGACAACTTAATTTTTTTAGATGGATACTGGAAAATAAAATTCTAGACTATATCGAACAAAATTTCGATGAAATATCGCACGACATGAATAAGCGCAATAGCACTTCTAAAAATAAAAAAGGGAAGAAAGATAAATCTACAAGAAAAACTAGAGAAGAACTCTCTGTCTCTGCTACTAAAAGTATAAAAAAAGAAAATGTAGAAATTATTGTATCATTTGATTAAACAAAATAATTTAAATATGGTGTACATACTATATATATATGAAAATTTACGTGAAAATAATTACAGGTCAAACATTGACACTAAACGTTGAATTGAACGATACAGTCGAATATGTAAAACAATGTATAGAAAATGATCAAAATGGCATAACTAAATCACTTATTAAAGAATTATATTTTAAAGACATTAAATTAAATGATACGCAAATACTTTCCGATTACAATATACAGGATGGTGATACATTTTATATTACAATGCGTCTCTGAAATGATATAAAAACAGTTAAACAAATGATTTAAAAAGATTTGAATGATAAATATTATATAGCATGCAGATTTTCGTAAAAACTCTTACGGGTAAAACCATCACACTTGACGTAGAAGGGTCAGACACCATTGAAAATATAAAGCAAAAAATCCAAGATAAAGAAGGTATTCCGCCAGATCAACAGCGTCTTATCTTCGCCGGAAAACAACTAGAAGATGGGCGAACTCTAACCGATTATAATATAAATAAAGAAGCGACCCTTCATTTGGTACTCCGTCTAAGAGGAGGAATTATCCAACAAACACGCCGATAAAACAATTAAATAATTAATTTAAACATAATATATTTATTATATTTAAATGTTGAAGTCAACTAATAACAATGAACTTACAAAGAAAAACGCTGCCCTTTTAAACTGGATATTATGCGAATCGGGTATTCATAATATTACATTTAGCCCACAAGAATGCAAGAGATTATTTAATATATATAAGACGGTATGTCAAGAAGAAAACAAAAATTAATAGTATTATTATTATTATTGATATGTTAATTTATTAAGCGAATAATGTATTCATATTTCTAACTTCGATCTTTTCCATTTCTTCCATGAATAATTTTTCTACAATCTTATCGTCTCTTAGTCGGATACTATATGATTTTTGTATATTTTTTCTACCAACCCTACCCAATGCTTGAATTAGTTTTTCCTGTGTCATATTTTTTAAATCTTTTGATAAATACCCATGACAAAATTGATAGTTTGTTCCATAAATATAATCAGACGACGCGATAATAACATACAATTGTTGTTTTTCTGCTAATTTTTTCATAATGTCAATATATTTAACATTACTTTTACTACTAAATACGCCTATTCCCATTAATAGTAATAATTTCCATTCCTTATTAATATCTAATGAAACAATTTCTTCAACAATGGACTCATCAATGCTACTTGTGAAAAGATTAGATGGAATATCGGAATTCGGGTGCCATTTTTTATAATGTTCTTCTCTATTAGGAATATATTCTGGACTAAGTTCTATTTTCTTCATCTTCTTCATAAACGCGTTTACCTTTTTGTTAAACTCATTTTGTATTTTTACTTCCTTGTCATTTGCGCGGGCGCTATCTAGTACTTTATCGTTAATTTTATCGGTGCGGTGTTTTTCGTTCTTAATCACTTCGGTCAGCGCTTCTCTGTATTCTTCATTAGTATCAATAATATGAAGTAGATCACTTAACATTTTCTCCGGAATTTTCGATGCTTTTAAGTAAAACATTCCAATTTTTTCAACATCGTTCGTCATAAATATGGTTGGTCCGTCGGTAAGAGTGTATGCGTCTGAAGTTGTTAATTTTATGGTTGATTTGAGAGTATGTTGATTTTTAGATTTCTTGTATATTTCAAAATCAGCTTGTTTTATTTGACGACACAATGTTAAATAATATATCTTAACTGTATGAATTGTAATATCTGAAATATTTTCAAAATATATACCCGGTTTATATTGAGACGATATATTGGTATTGCTTAACACATAAATAATAAATTTGGCAGCTTCTTTTACATCAATATATCGTAACAATGTTTTATTTTGTGATACAAATCTAATACTTTTTTTAAACTTTTTATAATCACTGAATTCATTATGTAATACAACTATATTCCCACTTGTGTTTAATAACTGGATGGTTTTATTACAGTCGTAACTAGCAATATTATATTGTTCTCCATTAAATCGTTGTTTAAAACTAGCCACCATAGGGAAAATTTCATCACTAGATGGTAAGGTTGCGGATGATAGTATTACATTCGGGATTTCATTTTCACTCCAGTTTTTTTTCATTATTTTATGAAAACTATGTTCTGTATAGTCTAATGTAATTGTCGGTTCATCCCAATACCATATGATGTCTTCCTTTTTATTAAATGCTAACATATAATTCATAGCAGGTAGATAAGATTGGATATCTGTAATAATTATCTTCACCTTTTCACCATTAGTATTGTCTACTCTAAATATGCCACCTGATTTACGATTTCTAACGAAGTCAGTTACTGCAAAATAATGTAACCGTATATCGTCTGGAGTTTCGCAACCAAACGCGATAGCAATAGGTATTTCTAACGCAATACATGATTTTGCTAACTGAAGTCCAACATGTTTTGCGGCACATGTAAATATAAGTGGATGTTTATTTACTAATCCAATTGGCGTCATTGTTTTACCTGTCCCTGTAGGCGCTTGATACAATACTAATTTCGGATCAGAATTTCCTTGCACTAAATTAAACATTTTTTTTTGGTGACTAAACAAGGACACATCATTATATTCGGTTAAAAGATGATTTTCTTCAATATACTTATGCGAATGCTTTATTAGATTGGTAATATCAATGTCGTTTTTAAAGGCATCCAATACATAATTTATAAAATTCATTAGTAAATAATTTACTAATTTTACCTTGCGCTTTGACAATTGAAGAAGCGAATAGTAATAATAGCATTTTTTTGATTTACTTGTAGTTTTAAAATACATCATGAGTTGTTCCATCAACACATTTTCAAATATATTGCTTTTTTTTAAGAGTTCAATCGAGTTAATCTGGCGAATTCTTATTTTGTTTGCTTTTTTTATCTTTAATTTATGAATGTTGATTCTAAGTTTATATTTAAGATTGTTCTCTTTGACCATATTATGAATAGGTTCTTCGTAATATTTATTGTAAAAGTATTTATGAAAATCTTCATAGTCTTCTACATTGATCTTAAGATAACTTAACAAAGAATGGTTTGGATTTTCGGTAAGAGTTGTATTTGTATAAGATTTATGTATAAATTTTAATATATATAATTCTGCTTTATTAACGGGAAGTTCTAAGAATTCCCATTCGCTCTTGGTTAATTTTTGTTGCGTTAGATTCATTATTAATAGTAAGTCTTAATGTTTATATTATGTTATTTCTATAATTTATATTATAAATCAATTTTATTTATAATATTAATCAATCGAATTAGTTAATAAATTATTATAAAAATGACTTGGAGGTTTAAATTTTAAAATATCCAATTCATTAGTAGTGGTAGGAAATAGGTCATTTCCAAATATGTCTTGTAAAAGTAACCACTCGAAAATACCACCTTTATACGCAAAAACATTGACAAATCCTAATGAAGACAATTGTTTTTGTTTTTTTTCTACATTTTCATCACAATTATGTTTTCCATATATTATAATATGTATGTGTTTGTGTGTTTTTAAACATTCGTTAATTATATTAACTTCGTTTTTAGCATCTATTGTATTTTTTATCAAACATGCTTGTTCATATTCCTTAAGAACATTTATTAATAATGTTTTATGTGTTATATTATTTTTGTTATTTGTTATAATATGTTGGACGTCCTCAAAATTATAATTATAGCTTCTACTTTGCATTTGTCCCATATAGTTAGTATAATTAATAGTATTCTATTTAAATAAAAATTAATTAAATAAAAATTATTCAAAAAAATTATAAGATTATGATATTAATTTTATAATTTAAAAATCAAGTATTATGAATATGTTATTCTATATAAGTAAATTAGTTGGAGTATGCAAGACCACCCATTCCCGACATTACTCGAAGAACGTTGTAGTTGGTAGCGTATACACGAACCTTGGCAGTCGCGGAACCACCGATGGCAGCAGCCGAAACAACAAGTTGAAGAGTGGCGTTATCGATGCGACTGAAGTTACAGGTTCCGGATGGCTGGTGTTCTTCAGGGCGAAGAGCGAAGGAATAACAGTTAATTCCGGCATCTGGAGAGCGCGTGTGGTGTTGGTATGGCTGAACCACATCGAAGTAGGAACCTTCGCGTTCACTGAATCGGTCTTGTCCGTTAAGTTGCAACTTGGCAGTGACAACTGGATTTTCACCCCAACAGTGCATCTTAAGTGCGGTTTCGGCAAGGACGAATGCCCCGGCATCAGAGACACCAGACGAGGCAGTTCCACCCAAAGCACCAGATACATCAGCATCGATACCGGCGGCAGTAGTCGATCCATCCATGGCACCAGCATCATTGAACATACCGCTAGTGTTAATAACACCATTGCCACCAGTGACTTGTGCGTTACTGGAGAAAGCGCGAATGGAATGTGGAAGAGCATCCAAAGCATCGGTGTAGTTAAATGGCTGAGCACCAAGAGCAGCGTGAAGCTTCTGGCCAGCTACGAAAGAATCGCAGTAACTGACATTAACATCTGGCTGAACGACCCATACAAGTTCCTTACATGGGTGATTGAAATTAAGCTTAACCTTGTTACTGGAGGATCCAATGGATTCATCACCGGTGAATTGAAGCTGTTCAATCAAATATTCATGTGGGTTTTGGGCCATACGACGGCGTTCGTCGGTGTCCAAAAAGATGTAGTCAACATACAAAGAAGCTGCTACAAGAGATTTGCTGTAAGCACTGGTTGCTTTATGGGTATCCGTACCAGATGCGGCTACCATGTCAACGGCAAACAAACATTCGTCCAATGGGCGAAGATCGACAAGGATCTTGACTTCGTGGTATTGAAGTGCGATCAATGGAAGAGCAAGGCCGGGATTGCGACAGAACCAGAATTGTAAAGGAATGTACAAAGTGGTTTCTGGAAGTGCCTTGCGTGGGGCACATACAGCTTCTGGAACAGAAGCTGACGAGCAGGCAGTTGCGACTTCGGCGAAGTCGGGGTCGGTCAAGTAAGTAAGCTGAGTCGTGTTACCGATCATCTTATTGTAACCATCTTCTTGTTCAGAAGTAAGAGTCAATTGATTCCACAAGTGCATCCAGTCACCATATTGGCGATCGATACGCTGTCCTCCAATTTCGACTTCAACCATGGAGACCAATTGTTCACCTGGACAGTCCAACCATCGGGCATGTGCCGCGTCAGAACTTGAGATTTCAGGAAGAGTTACCTGAAGGTAAGTTCGGTATGCAAGATCACCATTTCGCGAAACCGTGCATTGAACACGACGACCGAAGTCGGCTTGACCGTTGAAGGTCTGTTCAATCGATTCCATTGCGAAATTGGTGTGTCTGCGGTATGTAACCTTCCAGAAAGTGATCTGGGGATTACCAGTAAGATACACATCTTGTGCGCCGTAAGCTACTAGTTGCATGAGTCCTCCTCCCATTATATACTATAACAAAAGAAAAAAAAATTCTGATTTTACACATTTAATCGCATTTTTTATCTTTATTTTTCTTTTATTCATCTTTATTTTTCTAAAAAAAACCAAATTTTATGTATTTTACATAAAAATTAGTTATTTAAAATTTGATTTATATCTAAATTTTCACTCATGAAGCGTCTTAAGTATGAATCTAAATACACTTCTTTTTCATTGTTGTGTTTTTTTTTAAATACATAACAACTGTCTGATTTTTTAATAGACCACCCATTCTCTAAAGCATTGTATAATAATGTCATTTTCTGTAATTTTATCAAATCAATATTAGTTATTTCTTTGTTATTAAACACGATTTTGTTTGGATTGTCCATTATATATTGAAAATCATTTTTATAAATTATGAATTTACGAATTTTAAGTATATAAATTAATGATTTCGCTAAATAATTAAGGAAACTATTAATTAAACAGATGACTCGTATATATATTATTAATGCCTAATTTTAAGCCTAAAAACCAAAAAAAATTGGCTGTTAATAAACACAGCATCATGACTTTGGATAATAAACATGATGAAAAAATGAAGGAGTTTACAGAAATTTCGGAAAAAAAGATTCCCGATTTAAAATTAAAAATAAACAAAATTAAGCGTCGTATCCAAAAACAACAAAACATAACAATAGAGAAACGGCTACAACTAGAAGACCAGATTAGAGATTGTAAGGCAACGATAAAGGGATTAAAAACACAAAAGAAAAATTATCTACTAAACAATTCGCATTTGATATTTGATTATTTTGAAAAAAAGAAAAATTTAAGTGATGGCAAAACTAACAAAAAAAAAATTCTACATTCTTTTTTTAGCAAGACAACTGAAACCGTTGATATTAAACATACTAATGATACTACTGTTCAGCGTTATTTTAGTAATATAGATAATAAATTGATAGATATGAAAAATTATGTGGTCAATTATGAAATATGTCCTAAATGTTCAGGCGAACTAGTCCAGGTTGAATCAGAAGGAATATTAATATGTAAAATATGTAGTTATCAAGATAAGTTTTTAATAGAACATGAAAAACCTTCTTATAAAGAACCGCCAAAGGAAGTTTGTTTTTACGCCTACAAACGAATCAATCATTTTCGAGAAATTCTAGCTCAGTTTCAAGCAAAAGAAACTACGCAAATTCCAGAGGAAGTTATTGCTAATATTAAAAAACAAATTAAAAAAGAAAGACTAACGCTGAAAAATATGGACAACAAACGAGCGAAGGAGATTTTAAAAAAATTAGGATATAATAAATATTATGAACATATACCATTTATTAAGGATAAATTGGGAATTAAGCCTCCAGTGATGCAGCCTGAATTAGAAGATCGTCTATGTAATTTATTTATGGAAATTCAGAAACCATATAGTAAGCATTGCCCTGATAGTAGAGTTAATTTTTTAAATTATTATTATGTGTTGTATAAAATGTGTGAATTATTAGACAAGCATAGTTTTTTACCTTATTTTCCAATGTTGAAAGATCCGGTGAAACGAATTGAACAAGATGAAATCTGGAAAAAAATATGCCTGGAATTAAATTGGGAATTTATTCCTACACTTTAATTTTCATTAATGAAACTTAATTAATGAAAATTTGATATAAATTATAATTTATTTAAAACTAATTCTAATGAATGTTTTGTTTACATACCCATTCTTGGGAAACCAACAAGATTGGCACCAATACCAAATCCTGCTCCGGAACGAGCTGATACACCCATAGACGGTACATATGTATCTAATACGGAGAATGTAGCGGCAGCAGTTAATGAAATCAACAATACTTCATCTAAATTCAACGATTTCTTGGGGATAGCATATGCGGCAATTGCAACCATCAAACCTTCTACTAGATATTTAACTACACGACGGAGTAGTTCGCCTAAATCTAAAAATTCACTTAATTTATCAAACATATTATATAATAAATAAATAAAAAAAAAACTTAAACAATAAAGATATTATATACGTATAATGGCAGAATATGCTTACCAAAATAATTTGAACGACGACGGTACTAAAAACCCTCAATATGTTGATCTATTGGAAGAAGACAAAGCTTTATCTGGTCAAAAATTTGTATGTGTTTCATTTGTTAGTCCTGAAAATATTTTAAAACGTCGCGAGATGTTTATGTTCGAGAAGTTTTTAGAGGGATATGATTTTTCCAAATCAATGGAAAAATTTTCTCAATTTCTTAATTTTCTGTCCTATAAATACAATCTTAATTTTGAAACATTGATGGGGGACATGCAGGAGTTTGTTAAAAGTGAAAAGGATGAACTAAAAACAACTGAGATTTATGACGCTTATAAAACATTTTTGGATAATAATGAAAATGAATTGGACGATGATTTTAACAAGCAAAATAATTTCCAAACGAGTGTTAGAGGATTAAAGGTTCGCGGTTCTTATTCTACACAAGAAGAGGCCGAACTGCGATGTAAATTATTGCGTGAAGTTGACTCAAACCATAATGTATATGTTGGACCAGTTGGAGTATGGATGCCATGGGAACCAGAAGCATACAAAACCGGTCGCGTTGAATATTTGGAAAATGAACTGAACCAGTTGATGCATGAGAAAAATGTAAATGAAGCAAAGGCAAAGCAAGAATTCGAGAAGCGCATTCAAGAAACAAAAAGAAAGGCAATCGAAGAAAATGTAAAATTAGCTAGAGAAACTGGAAATAAACTAACACAAAAATTAGATAGCGATGGAAATTTGGTGGGGGTAAATAATACCATGGAAGAAGATTTAAAACAAATAGAAGATACTAGTTCTGAGGGTATTAAAAAGGCATTGTTTGAAGGAAATAATGTTGCTCGTAAAAAGCAATAATTTAGTAACTTATAAAACTAATTAAAACATTATAAAATTATAGAAAATTGTATATTTCTATAATTTTATGAATTACCATCTATTTTTTTTTACATTGATGCGAGGCCCCTTGTTCTTTCGCGACGCATTTGGATCATATGCTTCATCCTCATCGTCGTCTGAACCTAATTGTTTGGACATATCCCAAAACTCCTTTGCTCCTAACCGAAATTCACCGTGCGATGTTGCTTTATACCAGAATATTTGATCTTCTAACCGATTTGATTTGGCGTTATTAGAGATAACTAAACATTCATAGTTTTCAGTACATTGATCCATTACTTGGCAAAAACTCTCAAATGTAGTAAACATGCCCGCAAAATTTTCATAGATACGTTTGCGATTTGTTAAATATGGCTCGCGCAATATGAAAGTATAAT